TCATATTCTTTATTAACTCCTGGCAAAATAATAAATTTGTTAGACATTTTAATTAACCATTCCAATCCATGACCAACAACAGGCATACCCCCAGTTAAATCTTCTGGCACTTTGTATCCTGTATCAGGACCAGACATTTCAAAAACACCTTGCACTTGATTGGCAAAAGAAGATGATATTGAAGCAGATCCACCCCTCTCCATTTTTGCTAAAACAGATGCTGAATCAGTTGCTCTTTCTTTTTGTTCTGCTGGTCCTTTATCTGCGGGACCCTCATAATTTGTCAGCACCCAATTTGATGCAGATGCTATGTCAGTTGTGTTTTTAAAAACAGATGACATGTATGTAGGAAATTCTTCGATAACATATCCCAAAGCAAGGTCGTCAGTTGCTCCTTTTGTTTTCCAATCATGTCCTTTTGATTCCATATATTGAGCAAATTTTTGTTGCCTGCTTGGATTTGTCCACTGAGGATAAGAGTATCCTATACCCTTAGACATAGCTTCTTGTAAAGTTCCTTTTGCTCCACCCTGGAGTTTATCTGACACAAGACTACTTTCCTGAATCATATTACCAACAATTGCTGCTGCTTGATAATCTTTAATTCCTAATCTATTCTCTAATATTTTAGCAATTTGTGCTCCTTTTTCATACACTGGTCCGTCTTGAATATTGAAACTAGTATCATCTTTGGTATCTTCTTTTTCGTCTTTGCCCAAACTAATTCCAAATAACTTAAAGAAATTTGCAAAAAATTTCGATAATATTTTTGCTCCTTGATCTTCTGTCATGGCAGCAGAATTCATTTCTGCAGCAAAAGCACCTTGATTCAATCCAAATACAGTTGCCAATCCACCCAACAATGGAGAAAACATCTTGGCAATAGCACCACTGAAAGGTCCAGCAGCAGCGACCAAATTAGTTAAAGCACCAGATATTTGAGCACCAATTACTTTCAATGGCATCTCCATTACGTTAGCAAATGGTTGCACTCTCTTCATTAATCCTTTAGATACTCCCAATCCAGATGCTAAAACACTGCTTCCACCCCCCTGCATTACTCCACCTTCTGCAAGTTTTCTTGGGGTGTTACGAATTAACAATTCAGGACCAGCTTCACCTATCATTGCTGGGACTGGTTGAGAAACTCCACCACCTTCAGATAACATTGCTCTGCCAGCATTTAAACCAGCCATCATCATTCCAAATCTTCCTCGGGGCATACCACCTTTCAGTTGTGGTCCTCCGCGTCTTCTCATTCTACGATAGATAGGATTCTGTCTTGCTAATCCTTTCTTTTTACCTCGTAACAACTTAGCAATATCAAGTGCATCATCAACACCACCAAGAATATCTAAAGGATTTATTCCACCATCACCCAATCCACCTATATTAATATCACCTATATTAATATCACCACCGCCATCTGTAGCAGATGCTTGCTCTTGGTCTGCATCTGTTTGTATCTCTACATCAATTTGTTTTCCAATACTATTTTGTATTGCTTCTAATGTATCAGCAACTCTGGTTGTCTCACCAATTAATTGTGTTAGTAATCCTATCTGTTGGTCAATACTTTTATTGATTCCTTTCAATGCAGTTTTGACTTGCCTGAATCCAGTTGCTAAATCTTTGATGTCATTCTGTTGTTTCTTATTCTTGGGGTCGCCTTCACCATAATCAAACTTATCGCTAAATCCTGCTTTCTTACTTGATTGTTTTGATGGTATGTTTTCAAAGAAGGCACCAACAGTTTGGTCTAATACTTTACCACCAAACTGATACCCAAGTGCTCTCTTAATAAAGTATCCTTTTTCTTTAACTTCTGGAGGAACTTCAGCACCGTTTTGCTCTGCTTCCAGTGCTCTTGCTTGTTCTTTTTTAGCATCTTGAAATGCTTGAGTAATCTTTTTACCTATCCATATACCTGCACCAAGCACAGATGGACCTTGGTTTTCCCCAAGTGGTCTACCACTCTCAAGCTTATTAATAATTCCTTTGCCGATAGCGCCACCAACTTTCTTCAGTCCACCGCCAAACTTAGACGCAAAAGATTTCTTTGGTGGTGGACTACTTGGTGGTGTGGGTCCACCACCACCAGCTGCTTTCTTTTTCTTTGTCTTCTTTAGTGTGCCTTTAGGTCTTCCTCTTTTCTTTGTTTTCTTTACTGTTGCTTGAGGTGCCTCTGATTTAGGTGTAGTATAACTACCTTCCCATGGATCTGGTATCTGATAATCACTACGGGGTGGAGAAATATGCTCTTTGATTTCTTCTAATACTTCTACCTTATCATCAATGACAGCGACAACTTCTTCCTTTGTCTCTGCCTCTTTGATTTCTTTTTTCGTTTCCTGTATCTCTCTTAATCTACTTTCAATCTGTCGCTCTTCTATCTTTTCATTTACTTGCTCACGAAATGGTTGCTCAAGATATCTTTCCACCAACCATTTTTGATATTCTTCATACTGACTTTCATCTTCTAAAGCAGGATACCCTTCCGAATCTGCTTTGATATTTTCTATCAACCTATCAGCATCAGCATCACCAAGTTTAACCGCAGAAAAATAACGACCTCTACCAGTCAATTTTTCTTTGAGAGTAGACCACACTGTTTTACCAACAGTATTGGAATACTTATACCAGTGTAGTTTTAAATTTGCTGGTGGGTTAATCATTTAAACTGTTGCTGTTGTTGCTTCTGTTTCTCTTCTTCCAAATGATTAATCAACATACTAACATAAACTTCTCTTTCCCACGGCAACATATTATCCAGTTCAGTAAGAGAAAATTTGTGGAAATACATCAGGTTGAAATTAGTTTGATAAAAATTTCCGAGTGTCTCATGAAAGAGACTTATCCGAAAAAATTTGTTAGACCCTCGATTGTATATTCAGAATCAACTCCTGTGTTTGGATTGGTCAACGTAAAAGTATGAGATACTTTTGGCATGGTAGAAAAGAATTTTTGAATCGCTTCAAATTGTTTGCTGGTTAATCCCTCAAGATATTCTTTGATATCTTTTTTGGTAGTTGTCTTTGCTTCCCATACTTCATCGCCATCAAAGATTTGCTCAACACAATTAATAATTTCATCAAATACTTCTTCAGTTGTCTGTTCTTTTTGTAGAATTTGCGAAGTAATAAACTGCTCCATGCTTGGATACTTCATAATCAATCCAGCAGTATCAGTAAGCATCACTTTCTTGTTGTGACCTTCTGGTTTTAAAACTTCAACCTCCTCCAAGTTTAATTTATAAGGAAGTTTGGTATCATTATCATCTTTTGCAGTGAAAATCATTTCAACTACTTCACCAACTGATTTGGAACGAATGCGTAGAAAAACATATTCCAAATCAAACATTGGTAGGTCTTCTACTTTTACTCCGCGTGTAAGAATACATGCTTTAAGAATTTCAACGATAGCATCTCGCATCGCTTTGTCGTCACCAGTTTCCGTTGCAATCAAAAGAAGTTTTTCTTCTTTAACAAGGAATGGTCTGTATTTAATTGCTTTACCCGTTGAAGGTAATTCCAATTCATATGTTGGGACTGGGGGTTTTGGTAATGCCATAATTTTATATTAGTAATTATGTAGATGGTATTTGCACTGGCTCCATCCAGTATCTTCTATAGTAAAAAGATGCTGTCACTTTTAATAGTGTTGATGCGCCATAAGATATAGGAGTGCTTTGAATTGCATAAGGCCACACATCATATATATGAAAAATTCCACCAAGTCTACCAAGTGCAGACTCTGTATTTCTCTCAAATTTTTTGATGACTAATTCTTTACACATGTAATCATCGGGAAAAGCAACTCTGTTTACACTGGATCTTCCAGCATTAGGATTAGATGTAGTTGGTCCTTGTCCATTTAAATCTGGAAAGATAGTAGACATCCAACCGTTTAAAAATTTTAAAGGTAATAGATTAGCATCACATTGCCACCCCAAAGTTAAATCTTGATAGGATTTTGTATGTGCATAGTTCCACTGTCCCTCTCCCATTAAACGACCAGTAGTTTGACCAGTGTTTGCCATCATACCAGGGAGAGATGCCTCTTCACAAAATGCTGTGAGAGCAGAGTATGCCCCCGCACTAGTGCCGAGGTCTATAAATCCATAATCTTTTAATCTTGCTTTTAATTTTTCAGAAAATCCACCAGGCTCAAACCTAGCTTCATACATATTCGACATTGACATGCCGCCACTAGCAGCAATGCTTCCCAAGAATCCATTAATACCAGTGTTTGATGTTAATGTGTATCGTTGAGATGCCGAAATAGTCGAGGACTGGGCCATCTAAATACCTATGAGGGATACTATATATTATTTATGGCATATTCTGGGAAGTATAAGCCTGTCAATCCACAGAAGTATAAAGGTAATCCAACCAATATTATATACCGCTCTCTGTGGGAAAGAAAGTTTATGATATTCTGCGATAACAATTCCAGTATATTGCAATGGGGTAGTGAAGAATGCGTCATACCATATCTCTCACCCTTAGATGGTAGAGTCCATCGTTACTATGTCGATTTCTATATCAAAGTGCAGACCAAGAGTGGTGAGATAAAGAAGTATCTCATAGAAATCAAACCAAAAAAACAAACGGTTCCACCAGACCCACAGAAAAAACAAACAAAGATTTATAAAGATAAGGTTTTAACCTACTGTAAAAACAGAGCGAAGTGGGAAGCAGCCAAAGAATGGTGTGAAGATAGACGCATGGAATTTCTAATACTTACAGAAGATCACCTAGGAGTATAGCGATGGCAAAAGGATTCGGCAAAGATAAAAAGTCCTCAGGTAAAAATTATGAGACACTCTTTGAACGTATCCAAAAGAAAGCAGATGGAGAAGAAAAACCTTGGTCTTGGTATAGGACTGAGGTTAGAAAAATGGCATTGGATTATAAACAGCACCCAGAAAAAACTATTCGTGAAGAAAAGAAAGACCGTGTACAGGGTGAAGACCTTCAAGATAAAAATGAATTAAGAAGATACGCTAGACAAGGTAGATTATTTCTTTTTGAGTATAAAGCAAAGATGAGATACCTACCATACTATGATCAGTTTCCACTGGCATATGTGTTGAGAGCAAACAAAGATCATTTTATTGCTGCCAACTTACACTACGTTCATCCCAATAAAAGATTAAAAATCATCGCTGACCTAATGGATGATAAGATTAATGTTCCCACCTGCATCATTCATAAATATATTACAGACCATATAGATGGATTCCTATTAGATTTAGCATCTGCTGAATGGGAAACCTCTATTGCTTTACCAGTTGAAAGTTTTGTTACAAATAGAAAAGGACAATTATTCCCATACAAATCTTCTGATGTATGGAGTGACACCAATGAAAAATTCTACACCAAATTTAAAGCAAAAAGAATTATAAAAGGATACGGTAAAACATCAGATATAGAGGACGTAGAATGATTCCAACAGGAGCAGGAACCAAAAAAGACCCACCATCAGGATCTTTAAGGTATCCTAAAAATGTAAACTATGCATCCTATATGGATTACGTTAGCTTTACATTCTATAAGTATAGATCTCCGTTCAGCAAAGAAGCTTCAGCAGCTGCTGGTTCTGGTGGTATATACACTGCAAGTGGATACAATGCTTCAGTAAGTGCTGCAGCTTTGGGAACCTCAACTGGCAACATAATATTGTATATGCCAGAAGATATTAGTGCAGATTATGGAGCTTCTTGGCAAGATATGAATCTTAGCAACATGGCTAAAGGTGCTTTACAATCTACTGGATCTGCTTTCGGAGGTGATATTGGTGGATCAATTGGAGCGATGGTAACTGCTATAGGGAACGCTAGTAAAAATGCTATTACAAGTGGAACTCTTTTTTCAAATGTAGTCAGTCAGGCATTAAATGATTCAAATTTTGGAAGCTTCACTGTAAACGATGTTTTTGCTGCAACATCTCAACAAATATTAAATCCTAATACAGAAGTATTATACAAAGGACCAAAGATGAGAAACTTTTCATTAAGTTTTAAGTTAGTTCCTAGGGATAGTGGAGAAGCAATAGAAATTAAAAATATTATTCACATGTTTAAATATGCTACACTACCACAAGTTGGTTCTAATGGCGATAATACAAAGGCATCCTTTGTAGGAATTCCTCAAATCTGTGACGTGACATTTAAAACTGGAGGGTCTGTAAATCCATGGGTATCTCAATTTAAACCATCAGTAATCACTGGATTCAGTGTATCCTATACACCAGATGGCGCATGGTCTACTGCAGGATCTAGTGGCGATGCAGGATATGGTTCTCCCGTAGCAACATCCATTAAAATTGATTTTCAAGAAACAAAGATGGTATATGCAGACGAAACAAGTGCATCTGGAGCTACCTACTAATGTATTTTTCCCTTACCCCAGACATTCAATACGACGAGAAACCAATACGATTTCCTTTTTCGGAATCAGAATATATTGTAGCAAAAAATTTCTTTCGTCGTTTTAAAATTGATGAAGATAAATTTAGTTACTCGGTATTTTTTAAGAAGTATGCTATTCAAGACGGTGATAGAATAGATTTGATTTCCGAAAAAACATATGGCACCCCATATTTTGATTGGGTAATTATGATAACAAATAATATCATCAACCCATACTTCGATTGGCCTCTTGCTGAATGGGAAATCAGAGACCTAGTTGAAAGTCCAGATGCTATTCATCATTATGAAACAATAGAATTTAAAAATCAAGATGGAGATGTAGTAGTAGAAGAAGGTTTGATTGTTGATCAAACCTTCACAACCAAACCATATGTTTATTTGAATACAAAAAATCCTACGTTGATATATTCTCAAGTCGCAGGTAATTTAATTACAAAACCAGTAACAAATTTAGACCAAGCAATTAGAGAAAACGAATCAAAAAGAAGTATATACTTATTGAAATCTAATTACATAGAACAGTTTGTGAGGTCTTTCAAAGAACAAAGTTTATACTCTCGCTCAACTAATTATGTTGACAGTCAGTTGAAGAAGGCAGGTATTTAGACAAAAAAATTGGGCGGAATTTTTTTCTACCCAATTGATTTTTAACTATGAATTTTGGTTTCAGTCTTCCTCAGCGAGGCGAGCGAAGTAACTGAGAGCATCATCTTCATCTTCATCCACACCAGCAGCAACTGCAACCTTAGGAAGAGAAGGTTCTTTACGAGGAGCAGGAGTTGCAAACTCTTCATCATCAATCTCTTCATCGAGAGTAGGACGAGCAGTTTGAGCACGAGCAACTGCAGGAGTTTGAGTAACACCCAGCACCAGATTCAGACGCTCTTCCAATTCTTCATAAGTCTTGAAGTTAGAAGGAGCAACAAACTCTTGAAGAGAATGTGCTTGACGCCACACCTTTTCAAGGGTATCGTCATCGGCAGCGAGTGCAGAAGGAGCAGCGAACTCAGACTTGTCGTAGTTCCAGTAACCAGCAACGTTGGTGATTTTCAGTTTGAAGTTAGCACCTTCCCACAGGTCAAAGGGATTGATAGGAGTTTCATCATCAAACTCAGGTTGCATGGCAGCCATAATCTTATCAAAGATTTTCTTACCGAACTTATACAGGAATACTTTACCTTCATTCTCAGGGTTTGCTTTGTCGCTCACCACATAGATGTTGGCATAGTAAGACAGTTTACGCTTCTGTTTGCGAGCGGTTTCTTTATCAGAATCCCGACCACTATTCCACAGTTTGCGATTGACTTCACCAACAGGATCTTTACCACCATTAGTAGTCAGTGAGTTTTCAATATACCAACCACCAGGGCCTTGGAATGCATGTGAATACAGTTTCACAAACGGAATATCCTCACCATCGGGCGCAGGGAGGAAACGAATAACAGCATACCCATTACCAGCAGCATCAACAGATGGTTTCCAGAAACGCTCATCAGCACTGGAAGTAGAGTTTGCTTTCTCCAACTCTTTAGTAAGAGTTGCGAAATTGTTTTGCGACTTACGCTTAAGGTCAGCAAAAGACATAGGATTACCTCGGATTAAATTAGATTTGGTCTGTGTGACGCCTCATCACTCACACATAATAACACGGGCAGAGGTCGGCGTCAACCCTCTGCCTCGATCTCCCTTTCAAACTCGTCGAGCTTGTCAAGCATGTTACGCATGAGGGTCTGAACGTTTTCAGTTTCCCACCACCCATACAACATCTTAGCACCTTCTTCAATCTGCTCACACATTTCAACTGCGCGAGGATCCTCAGAAAGTTTGAGACGCATGTAGAAAATTTGTTGTTTTTCTACCAATGCTCTAACCGTATTGATATACTCAATCTGGTCTTCTTTGCTGCCTTTCATGGGACCAGCAAGGGTAAGTTCCATTGCTTTCATTTGCAGGAACTCCATTTCTTGTGCCTCTTTACGCACAATATCAGAATCAAAGAAGTCGCTCATACTAACATTAGTTTTGCACGGGATGTTTTCTTAATGAAGTTTAACTTTTGTGCGTCATACTTCAACTTTTCTTTAAGTGGTTTTGTAATCAGTTTTGATACTGTTTCAACCTCAATGTTATTAATGTCACAGTAATGTAAGATAGCATCAATATAATTCATAGCATTATGTGATGCAATCTTCTCAACATCCTGTGAGAATTTTGCACTTGTCATAAATTTGTCCTCTAAGGGGGTTGGTTTATCCATAGGTTTTCTTATACTCGTCTATGTACCCGATTAATTTTTGAAGGTATTCCTTCTTTGGTGTTTCTACAAACACCTGAGTGTCTCCACTTTCACAAGCGATGATAGTTACAAGTTTATTTACTTTTAATTGATATCTTTCATACAGCATACATGCATATGCTGTCTCCTGGATTAAATAATCTTCAATCCATTCTAATTTCTTTTCTTCCGCAGAAGTTTTAAAATCAATGATGGACAATTCTCCATCAAATTCTGCTATGCAATCTACTCTTCCAGCAATTTCTAGATGATCTGAATATAATGCTGCTTCCTGTGCGTAGATGTTGTTGATTCTATTTAAGGTAGGTTTTGTATTCTTAAACATCATCAAGGGCAAGTGCTTGTCCTTGTATTTGTTTTCATCGTATCTATTATTTAGGTAGTCTTCTGTAATAGAATGAAAATCTGTGCCTCTAGAAGCAGCACGAGTGGAAATGCGTTGCGCTTTTTCCGCACCGACTCTAGCTCTCCACTTTGCGATGGATGCTTTCTTCTCAGGATTGCATGACAAGACAGTAGTGATAGAAGGATACTTACCACCAGAGGGCACAGAATATAATCTGCGACCCTCCACCATCTCAGCAATTAATTCAATTGAAGTCAAAGGCACATGAACAAAAGGCATTACATTAGAGTCCTAAATTTGTTTTACTAATAAGATAACTACGAACAAGTCCGCTACGTACGATGTCTTCAATTTGAAATTCAACCGAAGCAAACTCTTCCATGGTTTCAATGATACGCATGAAATCAATAATGCCATTACGCTCATGAGTTTTGATGAGGTCAGATTGTCTGACATCACCTGAGAAAATAATCTTTGAGTCCTGACCAACACGAGTGATAATAGAATCTAACTCATGGAAGTTAAGATTCTGCATCTCATCAATCAGAATGATGCAGTTGTCAAGCGTGGTGCCACGAATAAAAGATGTTGACCAGAAAGAAATGGTTTCCTGTGCCTTTAGATTATAATACAGTTTGTCAAATTCGTCATCACTTGGCATCTCAAACATATATTTTACCATATTTTTATATGGAATTTGATACAGAGATGATTTATCTTCGTGGTCTCCAGGAAGGAAACCAATCTCGCGTGTCGCTACAAGTGAGCGCACAATATAAATTTTTTCATAGGGTGTATTTTCATTAAGAACATCCTTGAGTGCGAGATATAAAGCAATGAATGTTTTGCCAGTGCCAGCGCAACCATAAGCAAACATGTTTTTACCCTTGGCATACTCCTCGAAATATTTTTTTTGATTTTCTGTGAGGGGTTCTATATCCGTAAGCAATTCTGAATTGAGAGGTTTCTTTCTTTTCATTTGCTTTAGACTCATACCAGGGGGCACAATTGCTCCATTTTTCTTTCTAGTTTTTACAGGCATAATTTATAGTCTCTCTACATTTGAACCAGGCACGTTAGCGGCACGATTGATAATTGATTTCCAATCACTTGATGTTTTATTCTGCCAGTTTCCAATCTCAGAAACTGAGTGTAGCAGCGTTGGCATCTGAGTGATGTGTGGATTGGCAGCAAGATACGGCTCTCTCTCTGCCATATACATCCACTTCTCAAACTCTTCACCAGTATTATTATCCTTGAACTTGTAAGTTGGCATCTTCAATAAACCATAATGGGGGAGTGGATGGAGACTTCCAAGTAGCAAAAGCAACTTTGTCTCCGATATAATAATTACGATATGACTGGATCGAATCTCCAGTTACTTTGTATTTATCGGGCATCGCAGGAGGGGGGTCTGACCACCCCATATCTTTAGAGTTTTGTGGTGCTCGCCAAAGATAACTAATCAAACTTTCACTAGCATGAAACTTACCATAGCGTCGTGTATATTCTACACAACAGTGCTGGAATAAATCAAACAACCAGCGATAGTGAGAGGAGGATTGCCTTACCCACACAGCAGATGGATGGTTGATGTGACATGCTTTGTATAGAATATCTTCTCGCGGATAGTCTAGTCGATAACGTTTGACTGTCTTACCCTTAGCAGATTTTTGAGTATAAGGAATGCCGTCAAGCACACGATGAGCAGTGGAAAGAAGCTGAGCATACTCAAGAATCATTTTCACAACATGCTTATCGCAATGCTCGGCGGCACAAGTGCGAGGATCGTAACTGAGATAGAAAATATTCATGGGGTCTGTGTGGTTGACCCTATTATATCACCATCTATCTATAAAAGCAATAGACCAATAAGGTATGCATATTTCATTAGACATTATCAAAACTTCATGATTGCCCAAAGAAAGAAAGTAAATTAAAAGCAACGGTAGTCCTTGTTTTTTTCACAGGAGAAACAAAATGAGATAAACCACTAGGGAAAATCATTATCGATCCTTCTTCTGTATTTTCTGGAAACACAGTAATTCCATAATTATATTTTTGACAAGGTATTGGACCTTGTTGATAAAATCCAGTAGTATTTTTTTCATGTAAATCCATAATATAAATTCCAGAAAACATACTTACTCCAAAATTAGTTTTGCCTCTGATTGCCATGCCATCAGCATGATTATGAACTTCTTGATATTGTCCAGGAGAATATACATTATACCATATATCTAATATTTTTGATTCTATTGGTGTTTCGAATGGATATGGTTTCTCCTCCAATAATTTATCAAAGTATTTCCAAACAACACTATCATAAAAATACTTATCGAATATATCATAATTAATTGTTTCATTAAACATACTAGTTGTAACTTCACAATTCCACGCATCTTTTTTTGTCAAAGAAGCAATAGAATTTTTTATCTTGGATAAATAAATTTCTTTTATTTCATTATGATTTTTTACTTTTTCAATGTAAATAAAATTTGAAGGAAAATTGATATACATATCACCACTCCATAGCTTCCGCAACCGTTGGAAACTGTTCTTTAAACACTTGCTTACACTGCTCAGCGATGACCATATGTTCTTTCTGTGTGCCATTAGAAGAGCGAAGGTTGATGTAGTGTATCCAAGAGCGACATGAACCCGTCATGTAGAGGCGCGTAGGTGTCGCTAGGGGCAGGACAAACCTAGCACATTCCTTAGCGACTCCTGCCTCTAGGAGGCGCTTGTAGAGGGCATTAGCGCGGATGAAATGCTCCTGAATCTCTGTCTCAAGAATAAGTTTTAGATATCCCTCAAGGTCATCAGTCGAATTTTGACGATTTTTTTCATCTTGCCTGCGAAGTTCTGGCACAGGAATATCATTGGCAAGAAGGTTAGCATCAGCATAACGTTGCGAAAATTCTTGATATGTGAAACTCCTGTGTCGAAGAATCTGAGCTGCTATACCACGATTCGTTTCAATCTCCAAAGTCATAGTAGCCTGCTCAAACACAGACCAATGATTATGCTTAATACAATAAGCAAGCAGCTTGGAATAGTTTTCGTTGTCTTGATTTGCAGGATTAGAAACTCTTGCAATAAATGCCATTGTTTGTTCTGCATCTGGTGTCACTGAAATGAGTTTAACTGTCATTAGATTCATCCTTAATTTCTTTTTTCAGGTCCATCATCTGCACTTGAAACAATGGATTTTTTTCCAACCGACGAAGACGTTTTACAGATTTAAGTATTTGTTGATACTTTATTTTATCAACAACCGAAGCAGTTGATGGGGGTGGTTTTAACGCATCGTTAGCATAAAAGAAATTTCTTCGTGTAGTAGGTGTTTCTTCTTTCGTTTCTCCTGATTCAAATTCTTCATCCATATTTTCTATATTCATTTAGATGATAATATAACACAATTTAATATACTAGTCAAGCAATACTGATAGTAGCAGTTACAGTTAATGTATCTCCAGAAGCTGCAATATTATATGGGCCAGAAATAAATCTTTCCGATGCAATTAACTTTCCACTTGTAGCACCAACTAGATAGTAACCATAAATCAAACCAATATTACTTGTAAATGTAAATAATTGCGATGTGCTTGTAGCAGAATTACCAGTTACTGTCCATTCTGCTGCACTTAAAGATTTAGCAGCATAACCACCACCAGTGACTTCAGTAAAATCACCAAGAACAGTTAGTGGTCCTGGGGTAGTGTTACTAGAAAATAATTTCAAAGAAAGAGTTTCTGTGGTAGTAATAACTCCTGTCATATATTTTAAAATATTTTCTGCGCCATCAGATGAAATTTTAATCGCCACGATTACCTCCTTTTCTTTTCTTCTTTTACTTGTGCTCCCCAAAGTTTGGGATTAACTCTACCTTCAGATTGTTTCCAACCTTTCAGTCCTTCTCTATATCTATCCCAGTAGTAGTCAAAGATTTCTACTTGTTTGTCTGGAATAACTAAGTCATAAGCAAGTGCTCCATCAATCTCATAGGTAACTAAGTAAGCGGTGTATGGCAAACTTCTATCGTTTGCCAGTTCAGGGTCACAATTCTGATGGAGAATCTTCATTAGCTACGACCTCCCCACTGAATGTTGGGGAATGTTTCCTGAATTAATGTCTTAGAAATACGAGTATATTTCTTCTGCAATGCTTTATCTTTTACTGCACAGAGCACTTCTGCTTCTTCAGCATGTAGAGTTTCAAGAAGACCGATAAAAATTTCTTCACGCTTCATGTTGCTGATTGTCATACCACCCTTAACAAAGTAAGCAAACTTACGCTGCTCATTCTCAAGATAGGTATGATCAAGACCTTTTGCTGCTGGATTTTTACGGTAAGGAACATCACCATCAGGTAGCAATGTCTTTACACTCTCATCAAAATTCCAAATTAAAAGGCTACGCAGTGCTTGTGAATTATATTCTTGAAGCAGTTTGCTTTTCTCTGCTTTAGTCTTAGCGTTATTTACTTTCTGTAGAATTTCCGAAATTAAAAGTTTCATATCAATTATTATTAAAGGATAATTTACTGCGGAATGCAAATTCCTGCATCAGGGTATTGAGTTGATGCTCCTTAAAATATTCAAGGGGCACTTGCTTCTCTTGACTATTTAGCGATAGATATTCATCCACAATTTTCTGCTCAATGTCTTGAGGAATACATGCGAGGTCAATAAGATTTCTATTTCTCTCATAGTTATTCATCAATTCTTTAGTGTTACAGAAAACAGATGGGTCTAACTTTACCCACTTATCTAAGTTTTTCTTACTTATAGGTTTCTGTCTCTTGCCTACCACAAATGTATCAGCATCAGATAAGAAGTTAGGTATGCCATCTGACTTATCTCCTTTAAGAATATGTTCGAGGACATAAGTTTTTGGGTCTTCATGTTTGATTTCCTTCTTCAAAATTGGATTGAATTGTTTAACAAAAGGATATCGTTGTAGTTGAATGAAGTCCTTATCTCCAGATAGAATTAAAACTTTATCAAGTTTCTCACCTGCCTTATGCTTTTTGATGTTAATCTTTGCTTGATGTTTGACCAGCGTTGAGATTACATCGTCAGCTTCAGCGCCATATACTTCAACCACTTTATACGGAAAGTAGGTTTTAATCTCATCACGAATTTTATTAAGCACTTCAAAGATAGCATTCCAATCTAACTCAGATGCTTCTCTATCTTTCTTTCTATTCTGTTTGTAATGTGGAAAGGTGCTTTTACGCCAGTAATGTTTGCTGTCATATGCCAGCACCATTTCTCCATACTGCTGCTTGTATTGTCTCTCGTAGGATAACAGTCCTGTGAGGACCATATGCCTTACCAGATTTTCATTCAACACACTCATCTTGAGTTGCATCATCAGATTACTAATCATAATCTGATTCATATCAATTAGAATCATTTAGTCCTCATCATCGTAATCATCTTCATCTACGAAAGTGACTCGTAGTAAATCATCTCTATACATCTCACCATTCTCATCAAACATTTCTGGGTGTAGAATGTGCTTGGCGTAGCCAGCATTCTCATACCACATATCAAAAACATCTTTGAGATTCCATACTAAAATACCTCCTAGGATGAAGGCACCAACAGTTAGAAAAAATGCAATAAACAAAAATGGTGCTGTTGCTTCCATGAGTATACTCCCTTGAATTGATTCTGTCAATCCTCAGAGACGCTCCAGTGTAAATTTGAAATGTCTTTGGAGGATTGTAAAAGTTTTACTGAAAAGAATACCAGATTTCTCTGGTGGACTAACTACCTTCCTCCGAAGCATTAACTCCACTCCTCTATTTATTTGCAGTTGCTGTTTTCTTTCTGATTTTGCTCCCAGGTTTTCTCCCAGGTCTTTTTTCTCGCTCATATTGTTCCGCATCTTCTACAATTTTAATAAGATATTCTTTATATTTTCTAACTCTAGGTTTTCCCATCCAACCATAAACTTCTTTTAAATCGCATAAGTTTTCTTCCAAATACATATCCAAATGTGTTATTTCATCCTTTATTTGATCAACTAAACTGCTATTTAAAAAAGAAAGTATTTCATTTCTAG